TACGTGATCATGCGAACATCTCTATCGAAATTCGTAAAATCACACGGCAGTCCGCTCATCGAACGTCCATACAAGTACGACAAATACATCACAAATGTATTTGTAACCGAGTTAAAGACGTCTGTTAGCGGGCTACCAGATTTGTTCCCCTGAATGGTATGGAACACTATACCCCTACACACCAAGTAGGAGTATTGTAAGACATAGAGGAGTGCATGTCTCTGCAATTTAGTCTCCTCTGGTAGCACGGAATCAGTCACCGCGCGAAAAAAATCAAATGCGACTGAGCTCACACTACCATCATAGTTAGAGTAATCCACATCAAACCCCAATTCACTCTTTGACCTCAAACTGCTCCACATAGATTTCCATGCCACCTCTTTGTCTATACCTATAGCCGAATGTGTCACGAAGCCCGCATTTTCCTTAATCTGGTTGAGGAAAGGCCCGAAATACTTACGCATGAGAAGCGAAAGCTCAAAAGGCGGTTGCTCAAAGACTCGCGTCTTACCTGCTGCTACCTTATCCTTCTTCCTCAATTCATCCTTGTTGGTAGCTACCCACAAGAAAACTGGTGCAATCCCTTCTCCAAGCATCCTATCACACTCCTCGTATCTCTGGACGAAGGTCTTACCCAATTCCGGAATAACAAACGTTTTCGCTTTCTCAGAAAACTTGTATCTTGGTGGTTCCAAGATAGAAGTAGTCCGGTCTAACAACTCCGTTTTACCGTTCTTAAAGTATTTCGACCAATACCCACACGATGTATTAATTTCAACGGGCATCGAAATACCTTTTCCGTTGATTGCATCGTCATCGGTCCAGATCTCATCCATGTAATTAAGACGCTTCACATACTGCTTAATACATTGAATAAGTGTCCCACTACCAATAGCATTGGTAGGAAGTTGCGAGTATTTCTTCGATGCGTTTGTTTCTAACGTGAACACATCACCAACACGTCCCTTCGCTGATGGTAGCCAAGCGTCATCCCACTCAGGATCTTGCAACCATCGTACCTTACTAGTCTTAGTGGGTACGTGCACGCTAATGAGATGACCATTCATTTCACACTGTCCCAAGACTTCTACATCTCCGAACCAACCACGCGGAACATACCCATCTCCCTGAAAGTCTATTTCCTCTTCTTGTATAGCACAACGCTCGAATTGAACCAAGCGCTTCACCTTATTGATAGCCTCTTGGATTTCCTCCTGAACCAATTGAGTCGCCCCAATTTTCAGTCCAGTATGGAATCTAGCGCTATGCAATGCCACAAGAGGGTACTGTATCCTACTCTCACGGCAGACGTACGGTCTACCGCAATCTCCTGGGAATGTATCAACATCCGTATTCGCCAATTCACAAATGATGAGTTCCCGATCATAGAATGAAGTATATTCACGCGTTTGAACACGCACCGGTACGTCAGCTCTATCTTTGGTCGAGATAGGAGTCGACAATATATCACACGCGAATTCCTTCCCATTCATACCATTAAGGTATTTTAAGGTAGGCATAAGTGGTATGATGTTAGGAGTTCCAGCCATAGGGGCTCCGTGTAGATATACTACACGAAGATCTAACTTTCCTGTGCTACTATTTACCTGAGCGGAGTTGGTTGCGTCCATTGAAAATGGATGCATCCTCTTCCCGTCCAGGCAAATTCGAGCACCAAACGTTCGCTTTGTCTTGTTATACTGAACAAACTTCTCATACAAATGGTGTGGTACAAGAAGATATCGTCCTTCAATAACAAGAGCATGCATGCCATTCTGCCCCATACTAGGGTCATCGAGTTCATATAATTCTACCCACCGCATACACTTCCTAATCTTGTTATTAACACCCATATCTTGGAATAAACCCTTATGCGTGACCTCTTTCTTAACGACAGCCTTGGCGTCGTAAAGTGATCCTTGGAATGAACCAAGAACATAATCCCGCATAGATCTCCACGCCAAGATAACTAAGCCAATACCAGTTCCGACAAGACCAAGAACCCCAAGCCACTTCAACACACCTTGCCACACAGGTACCGTCGTATCAATAGGCTTCATTGCTCCTTTAATTGCACCTATGGATCCCATCTCGAGCGCTTGATCCAGAGTGAAGCCATACATGGGGTCAATGTCTATGTCATCCAATAAGCCTTGAAGATATTCTCTGTTACACTCGAGAACTCCCTCGACATGATCATGCCTAATGGCTTCCATGACCCGCTCTAAATCATCGGGTGTTTGTGTAAATTCCCCAAGCCTTTCGAACGCCTCACAGTCTAGATATTCACTCCCCTGCATTTGGCGCTTTTCTCTCTCAAAGTCAATAACCTTGAATTGTTCCAATAGTATATCTCTTTCAGCTTCCAATTTCCGGTAATTCGCTACAATCTGTTGTATATATGTCCTGATCATTATACGCTGCCCATCAACGACTTTCCCTCCAGACCATGTAAAAGATGTCAACGACCAATG